GGGGATGGGACTGGAGATTACGATTACGATTATGATTATGATTACGATTATGAGTAGGAGTAAGAGTACGAGTATGAGTAGGGGGGGATGGAGTTGTGCCCCGGGATCTACCGCGTCGTAATCGTAATCCTGATCGTAATCATAATCGTCCGTTCCGCGTCGAAGGTACCCGCGCATAATGATTGAAAAGGGTCGCGCGGGGCGGGGAGAAAGGGTGGCTGCAGGTGCCTTGCAGGGAGCCGGCAACGGCTGTGCCGACACCTCGCGGGCTATGGGCCGACCCGAAGCCGTAGGACCCCGCCGACGTTTGTCACGCCCTCCGGGCAGGCGTTGGAAAGCTGAACGTAGAACCCGCGCACGGCTCCGAACGCCGGGTGCCCGGCCACGGATACGTTGGTCGCCAGCGCGTTCGTGAGGGCGTAGTTCCCCAAGTTGTTGTTCGGGGCCATCGCCATCCGGACCCGCCACCCACCCGTGACGTAGGGGCCGTTCGTGTAGTGCCCAAAGACCTGCCAGTGCATCCCAGTCAGCACCGAAGACGCCGACACGCCGCCCGTCGGGCAGTACGCGTAGTAGTGCACGTCGTAGACCTTCAACATCGCGGCCGGAATGCCGAACGCCAGAACGCCCGGCGACGACTCCCCCGGCTGCAGCGTCGACGGCGGGACGACAATCGAAACCCACGGGTACCGCGAGTCCAGCGGACCGTTGGCGGCGCTGTAGATCGTCTGCGTTCCGGCAGCATCCTTCCACTCCGTGAACTGCGGCGCCGTCAGGATGAGGCCGACAGCCGTGCCGCCAGAGATCGACGGATTGAACAGGACCGTGTTGGTCAACGTCAAACCCGTCAGCAGTCCGTCGACAGACGATGGTCGGATGCTGTAGAGCCCCGCGCCGGATCCGAAAAAGCCCGACTGCTGATACCGATATCGGAACCCCCCCGAGCCGGCATCCGCCGCAGTGCCGAACGCCGGCATCGGCCATGATGCGCACGGACCCTTGTTGGTCGCCCAATCGGTCCAGACGTCCTCGAACCCGTTGTACGAGATGGCCCACTCCGTTCCGGAGTCGGAAACAACCCGGTAGGACGTGGTGTACATATCGGATGACCACGAAAGCACGTAACCGGATTTTCCGTGAAGATCGTCAGACCAGGTGAACGACTCGACCGCGTCGTACCCGTTGTAGTCCACCCCACGCAGTAGGTCGCTCGTGATGGCGTTGGTCGAGTACGTCGCCGGCAGGACGTTCGTCCGAAACCAAGTGTACTGGTCAGGATTGGCCCACGGGTACGCTTCCCACGCGCCGGCAGCGGAGTTCGTGAACGCCCCAGAAGTGAAGAGAAAGCGCGCCCCGGCAACGGTGGCGGCCGCGCTCGCGCCAGCGGCGTTCGTGATGGCAGTGTTCGCCGTAGCCTGCGCCGCGTCGGCGTTCGTGTGGGCCGAGTTGGCCGTCGCCTGGGCGCCGGCGGCGTTGGTGAGGGCGCTGCCCGCCGTGGCCTGCGCTGCGGCCGCGGCAGCCGCCGTGTTCGTGAGACTGACGCCGGAGGCAACGAGGTCGACGATGTTCGTCGGCGCCACAACGACGCCATTCGTGCCCACCATGATCGGCACGTAGGCGTGGCCGGGAGGCGGGCTCGTGGGGGCGCCGGACAGGGTCATCGAGTAGGCGTAGTTCGTCGTCCACGCCGTGTTGGTCGCGTCCACAGCCGACAGGCGGAAATACCAAGGGCGGGAGGGCGTCAAGGCACCAACGCGATTGGTGTACGTGGCCATGGCCCGCTCGCCCAGGTTGGTCGAGTACGACCAGGCGCCGGCATTCGTGCCGGCGTCGGCCGCCGCCCAGTACAGCGTGACCGTTGGAGAGGTCGTGTTGGTCCCCGAGAGGCTCCACAACACGTCCACGGTCGTGCGCGTGGCGTTGGTGTCGGCCCCGGCCGGCCCGAGCTCCAGGGCGGCGTGGGCGGGCGCGGCGAGCAAAAGGACGGCTGCAAACAGGCGGATCGTCTTCATCATTCCTCCACGAGATCTCCGGGGACAAAAGCAGGCGCGCCGTCGACCAGCTTCCCGACGAGCGGGCGCCAACCATCCTCTTCGAGGAAGTAGCACTCCCAGCCCCCATTGCGGAACCGCCAGCGGGCCGCATCCTCCGCCCGCGGCACGAAGAGCTGATGGATGACCGCGGCGGGATAGGTCGGCGGCGTCCCGGGGATCGCCAGCGCCTCGCCGTTGTACACCTGGCGCCGAATCACGGCGTCGAACTGCCAGGTCACCCGCTGAAGGCCATCGCCGCTGGTCCACTCGATGTCGATCCGCACGCTCAGCGTATTGGCCGCCGCCATCTTCGTCGCAATCGCCGGGTCCGTCAGCGAGAGGTTGCCGAGGTAGTGCAGGGTGTCGCCGTCGCCGGCGACCACGAACGCGACGCACGAAAACAACAGGGTCACCGCGCCGAGGTCGTCGACGTGCTTCCCGGCCAGGACAAGGCTCCCGGCCGCCAGCTGCTCGGCCGTTGTCGCGCCCACCGATGAGGCCGGGCGGGAGCGGAAATACAGCTTCAGCGGCGCCGCGTCGTACTGCACCATCGACGGCTCCGACCCGAGCGCGTCCGGACCCGTGCGCGACGACAGGAGGCAGGCCACGCCGCCCGACTTGGCCACGTCGACGAAGAACTCATATGCTGGATTGAACATGGCGGCATCCTATCTCCCGGCGCTTCCGGGGCTAGACACTCTGGCGGTTCTGGAATGGCTCACGGGACGAACTTCAACCCACCGGACACGTCGTGCCTGATGACAATCGCCGGGTTCGAAAGCCTGTAGCCACGGCCAGACAGGGGCGCCGGAGTCTCCGTGATGTGCGGCTTGGAGAGCGTCGGGTGACCGTACTGCGTCGCGCTGACGTAGCAGCCGGTCGAGTTCGGCGTCAGCGTCTCGGCAACGGACCATTTCCCGGTTTCGATGGCCGTGTCCCCGTTGTAATCCAACACCGAGGCGCCGGGGCCTGCAGCCGATGCCCGAACGTACACGTCCACCGCGCAAGCCGAGGTCGCGGCCATCACGACGCCAGTCGCCAGCCAAGCCCACGCCGCCCCGTGCTGCGCGACGTAACCCATGATCGGGTTCCCCTCCGTCGTGAAGCCGTTTTCATAGGATCCAACGGACCACGCCCCCGGCGCCGAATCGGACCCCGAGCTGTGGTTTGAGGCCGCGAACTCCAGCGCCTCATCCCACGACGGGTGCACCTCATACTCCCCGTACATCCGCGAGTACCAGCCGGTCGACCCGCCGCCCGTCCAATAGGCTTCACCCGCGGTCCACACCATCAGGTCCAGGCATTTCTTGACCCCATCCCACTGCAACGTGTTGGTCCCCTCGCCGTACAGCTCCCGCCACCGCGTCGACGAGAACCAGTTGGACGGGAGCCCACTCCGATCAAGCAGCGATGCCGCAGACCACATTGGCGGGAAATTGCTGGCAGGGTTGGCCTCGCTCCAGGCCGCCAAAGACTGGCCCCCCGGAGGCACCATCACAAACAGCGGGGCGGCCGCCTGGATCCACGCCTTTGCGGCGACCAGGGCGTCCCGGTTCTGCCGATAGAATGCCGGACCGCTGAAATTTGTACGTGGAACGAGGCCCGGCCCATAGCACGCCCGGTGGCGCTCCGCCTGCGCCATGTACGCCTCCCACGCCGCCCGGTCCTTCGCTTGGAGCGGAAGAGCAAAATTGGTCTGGTGCCACCGGCGGTGAATGACGTTGAGATATTCGAGATCCAGCGACACCCACGCGTTGGTGAGGACGTCCTCCCCAAAGCTATTTGTCGACCACTCGGCTCCGGGGGGAGCGCTGTTGGACTCTGCCAGTAGCCGGTCCGTCACGACGTTCCGCAGGTAGTGGTTCGTGAAGCGGCGGACCTCGTTCGAGCGCGTCGCCGTCACCGTCTCCGTGATCCACGTCGCCCAGATGTTCGTCGCAGTGCGAATCGGGTCCGCAACCCTGGCGTTGTCCTTCGAAGGCCAGATGCCGGAAGACCACTGCCCGCGCGCGGCCAGCAGCGCAAGAAAGAGCGCCGCGCCCAACGCCCAGACCTGAAGGCCACGCCTACGCGCGATGGACATGAATGTCTCCAAACGTGCGCGACAAGTCGTAGTACTCGCAATCGTCCGGGAACCCGCTCTCCATCCCCTGCGCGTACGTTCCCTCCCCAATGTTCGACACCCGGCCGTCGAAATAGACGGCGATGTACTTCGCCCCGGTGGGGATCGTCAACAGACGTCCGGCCACGAAAACGTGCTTCGGCCGCAGGTCAACAGGCGCCGGATTCCGCCCGCGCAGCAGGGACCACGTCGTGCCGTTTGGCGACCACGTCGGAAGCACTTCCGGCGAGGCCTTGGGCGTCAGCGATCGGAGGATGTCGACAACCTGCCGGCCCCAGGAGGCTGGGATCGATTCGCCGGGCACGGGATAGTCCGGGAGCTTCATGAGTAGAAGTCTGTATCCACGCGGTCGAACCCGGTCCACTCTTCGACCCGCTGCCACTTGCCGTGCGTGCCGGACCGCACGCTGCGGTCCGCTGTCTTGAACCACTTGTAGGCAACTCCGCTCTTCGTCGGCAAGGTTCCAAACCCGGACGGGGGCGTCTGCATGAACCCTGCCCCTGTCGACCCCGCGTTCAAGCGCATGGAGTAGGTTCGCCGACACACCGGGATCCAGACGGTGTAGGAGGTCTCCGCGATCAGCTTCTTCTTTGCCAAGTGCTGCGCGTTCGCGCTCAACGTCTGAGTCACCTGAGCCGAGTCCTTGTACTTCCACTCCTTCCGGAGAGCCGCGTCCTTCTCGTCATCCCACGCCGCGATGTCTGCGCGGTCTCCATCCGTAAGGGCGTTAGTTCCCCCCGACGCATAGCGAGGGTGCTGCTCGATAGCCTTCTGAACCTCAGACCACTCCACCTCGTGCTGCGGCACCACCGCCTCGTTATCCACGGAGCCGCTGGCGTCCTTCGCCGTCAGCGTCACCGTCATGATGCCCTTGCCGGACCGCTGCCGCTTCACCTTGACGCGGTCGACCTGGTAACCGTCCGGCATGCCCGATACCAACTGGCCGACCTCGGCGCGCTTCGCGAGCAGGGTTTCGTATGGCCCCTCGAAGACCCGCACGCACGTCGACTCCTTGCCGGCAAAGTCCCAATCCGGGCTGTCCGGCACCTCCTGGATTTCGCGGGTGCCGCGCCACCGGGCTTTCAGCTTCGCGCTCATGCGTTCGCCCACGCTGCGGCGCCGCCGGGCTGCCATTTCATGAGGGCGCTATGCGTCTTTTCCGCCCACGCGGTCAACTTCTCCGTCGCCGTCGCCGTCCGCCGGTTGTAGTCCAGCGCCGGGCCGCCCCCGCCCCCCACAAAAAGGCCGACCTTGGCCCAGCGGTCCACGTCCGGGGCACCGGCGCCCTTGCCGCCCGACAGGGCCGCCGCCGGGCTAGCAGGGCCTGCGGCAGGCGCCGGGGCGGCTGCCGCCCGAAGCTTGCCCATGTTCTCCTCCACGGCCGCGGCCAGCTCGCCGGTGAGAGCGGCCAGCTTCGCCCGCTCGGGACCCATCTCGGCCGCCACGTTCAGCGCCGCCACGGCCATCTGCTCTTTGCCAAGCTTCTGCAGGTTCTCACCGGTCGGCCCCATGCTCTCCGCCATCTGCTCGTTCTCGCGCATCGCCTGGCGCTTGTAGTAGGCAAATGGCATCGCCTTCGCGCCTCCAAAGGCCTCCTTGACCTCATCCCCAGCCTTGCGAATGCCGGCGCGCATCATTGCAATGGGAGTCGTAAACGCAGTCAGCAGGAACGACTGAAGGCCCATGAACTCTCCCTGAATCACGTTGCCGATCCCCTTCCAGAAGTCCGCCTGCCCGAGCATGGACACGGCCGACCGGATCCCGACTGAGAGCGACTGCCCCACCAGGTCGCCGAGTTTCCCCGAGGCGAACGCTTCGCCCAGGATCGCCACCACGCGGCCGGCCTGCTGGCCAACGTGAGTCAGGTCGATGCCCTTCAGGTCGTCCAGCACCCCGCTAAGCGCCGGCGCCAGCTCCGACGCCAGGCCCACGAACAACCCGCTGGTCTGCCCCTTCAGCCGGCCCAGCGCGTCGTCCAGGTTGTCCAGCATCGCGGCATCGCGCTCCAACACCTGGGGAAGCGAGCCGAGCCCGTCCCGCGCCTTCTGGATCGCCGCCGGATCCGCGAAGAACTGCTTCAGCGCTGCGCCGGACCGGCCGAAGATCGTGAGCGCCGCCTCCGTTTTGTCCGCGTCAGATTCAAGGCCATTGATCGCCGCGCCGATCTTCACCAGCTGCTCGGTGGGCGAAAGCTCCTTCAGCGCCTTCATGTCCAAACCCAGCCGACGGAAGGTCTGGATCGTGGGCTTGCCCTCTTCGCTCAGGCCCGACAGCGCCTTCTGCATGTACTGGATCGCGGTCGGCACGCCGGCCGCTCCGACGCCCGTGTCCTCAAACGCCTGGCGCAGCAGCACGAGCTCGCCCACCGCCGCGCCGGTGCGGTCCTTCAGGTCGGAGAGTTCCGAGCCCATCTTCAAGCCCGACCGCAGCCCGGCCACCACGCCAACGGCGCCGCCGGCTGCAGCCGCCAGCCCGAGCACGGAACGCATGCCACCAAGGGCTCCGCGCAACGGCCCCATGAAGGACGCCGTATCCAGGGACATCTTCGCCGCAAGGTTCATCGCCTCAGCCTCCGGCGCCGCGGCACGCGCGGGCTCCGCGGAGCGTCTGCAGAATCTCCGCCAGTGAGTTCATCAAGCAGGTCCATCTCGGCGAAGGTCGGGGCGTGCGCCTCGTTGCCGTAGCGCGCGGAGATCGCCGCGTACAGGGCGAAGGCTTGCGCGAGAGGCAGGTCGAACAGCACATAGTCCAGGCTCCATCCGTACTCGCTCAGCAGCGCGTCGACGACCGTCAGCACCCAGCCCAAGCCGTTCGTCTTTGGCCCCGGCAGCGTGTCTACGCCGGGTCCGTCGCCGGCGACGCTTTTTTTTCGGGCGCGTCCCCCGGCTGCGCCGCAGTCTCCATCGCCGCGCCGAAATGTTCCTTGATCGCTTTGCCTATCGGGCGAAGATCCCGCACGCAGATGGTGCCGGCGAACTCGACGACGGCGTCCGAGAACGCCTCCGGCCCCTGATTCATCAGCGCGTTCGACTCCTTCACCGGCCGCGTCAGGATGAACAGCAGCGAGAGAACCTCCTCGTTGGTCATCTCCCGGCCTTCGGCGTCGTCCACCAGCGGGTGCTCGATCTTCTCCAGGAGAAGGATCATGCCCGCCGTGAACGGGAGAAGGACCAGCCCGGCAGCCGTCGACTTCGCGGGCATGAATGCCCGCACCACACGTTTCGGATTGCCCATCGCGCGTCCTCCAGGTCAGGCCGCCGCGGCTACGTCACGCCTTCGACGTTCGGGTAGTACGTGGCCTGCGTCTTCAGCTTCTTCCAGCCGCGCTGCTGCCAGGCCAGGTCGCTGCCGTCCACGAGGAACTTGGTCGTGCCGATTGTCAGCGTGGTCCCGCGCGCCGGCGCAACCGTCGCCGCCAGGCAGATGACTTCCAGCTCGACCTCCTCCTTGTCGCCGAAGAACACGACCGCCGACTCGAAGCCTTCGTAGTCCAGTATCGCGTCCTTCTCGCCCGTGCTCTTTCGGGTGACAGAGACGACCAGTCCGGACTGGAGCGCCTGAAGCTCCGACTCGATTCCCCACACGGCGGTCGCGCCGGCGGTGCCGATCTTGCGTGCTGCGGTCCTGGCCATCTCACACCTCCATTTGCCGGATCTCCGGCATCGTCGTATCGAGCTCGAACTTCAGGCGGTACGCCGCCAGCGGGACGCCCTCCGGCGTCTCCACCGGCTCCGCGCCGCGATATCGGAACATCCCCTCCGACGCGTCCGCCGCGCCGAAGGCCATCGAAAGCACCCGCTGCCGAACGTCCGCCACGATCTTCAAGAGCGACGGCCGCTCCGCCGCGTTCTCAATCAGCGCCGCATCGGCAGTCGCCTTCAGGCCCAGCGCGTAACCGACAATGACGTCCACCCTCTGTGTCGACAGCGGCGCCGCCGGTTCGTCGCCCAGGGCATCCTCGCCGCCCCAGTGCACGACCAGGCGGAGGCCGCGCGGGGAGATCATCAGGATCTCCATGACGTGCCAGGGGTCCTTCGCCACCGAGATCTCCGGCTTGATGCCCGCGATCCGTAGGCCCTTCAAATGGTCCCGCACCAGGCGCGTCAGAACGTCCGGCGTATAGGCGCCCGTCATACGATGAGCCTCCCGGACGGGTAGGTTTGGGCGTCCTCAGAAATCACGCTGATGCTGTCCATCTCGCGGTCGGCTTCAGGAGTCAGCGGCTCCTTGCCCTCGCCGATCCGGGAGAGCTTCACCGACAGCCGCTCCTCCTCCTTCGCAAACGGGTTGCGGTCCGAGGTCAGCCCCCGGCGCCGGTACAGCGCCGACGCCGCAAAGATCTTCGCCGCCTGGCTAACCAGCGGGGGAACGGGAGCGGCGAACGGAACCTCGAAGCGCTGCCCCAGCAGGGCGTCCACCGCCTCGCCCGCCTGCGCGGCCACCTTGTCCCACAGGCCGGCGTCCTCGACGCCGTCGCCGTCGTCGTCCAGGGCCTCCGTGATGAACTGCGGAGGGATCAACCCGGCAAGGTCCGATTTGGCGACGTAGCTCATGGTTCCTTCAAACGAAAGGGGCCGGCCGGAACAGCGCGGCCGGCCCCCCGCTCAATGCCCCAAGCCGGGGCGTGGCCTCTTCAATCGAAGACGGTCCCGATCACCTTCACGGAGATCGAGTTCGATCCCAGCAGCGTGCCGTTCGTGTCCGCACTGGAGACCACCTTGAAGTAGTCCCCATAGAACATCGTCGGCACGTTGGTGAGCACGAGGAGCCCCGTTGCGGCCGCAGCCGAAACGGTCCCCGTGTGCCCGCTCGCGACGTACGTCACCGCCGAGGTGACGCCCGCCGGCGCCGTCAACGTCATCCACTGCGGCGCGAACCGCGCCGTGTCACCGATGGGCGGCGAGACGGTCGCCGAGTTCGTCGTCACGGTCACCGCCGCCCGCTGCGGCCCCTTGTCCGCCGCCAGCGCTGCCGCCGGCAACAGGATCGCCACCATCAGGAACACGCCGGCGATCCCCGCCAGCAGCCGCTTCAGATTCAGACCCTTCATGACTTTCCCCTTCGCTTTCAGGTTTCCGGTTTCAGCCTTGGCCCGCCGCTCAGGCCTTGACGATCCGCTGCAGCGCCGCGGCCTGGCCGATGGCCACGCCGTACATCAGCGTGTAAGTTCGGTTGAAGGTCGCGAGCGTCGAGTTGTAGTACTCGCGCACCTGGAGCGAGAGGCCCGTCTGCTCGTCCGTCACCGTCGAGATCGAGACGTTGCTCTCGCCCTGGCCCGGGTCATCGGGGATGCGGGTCGCCAGCGCCAGCGACGTCCGCGTGCCGGCGAAGCCGACGAGGTTCTCCGCGTTCTCCGGGAGGTCCACGAACTCCGACACATCGAAGCCGTGCACCTTCGGAAGCATGCCGCTCTCGACCGCCGCAGCGCCCTTGCCCAGCATGACCTGCAGCATCGTCAGGTCCATGCTCAGGCTACCGTAGTAGTCGGGACTCAGCAGCATGAAGCGGCCCATGCCCGGAACGCCGCGCTTCGAGAGCGCCGTCCCCACGGCGATGGCGGTCTTGCGGTCGAACCCGTCGCCGCCGGCGCCCAGCGCCTTCGTGGTTTTGTTGGCGAACGCGGCTTCGAGAATCAGCGCGCACAGGTCGCTCACGACCGCCGCGCCGATCGAGTAGGCCGCGTTCAGGCCGAAGCGCTTGATGAGGTCGACCCGCGAGCTCGACGCCTCCTGCACCGTCACGCCGTAGGTGTGGTGCTTGTGCTTGTTGATCGTGACGGGGATGTCCACCTGCGCGCGGTTCGCGGGGACATAGCCGGTCGCAGCAACGAAGTCTATCGCGGCGGCCGCGGTGACTTCGTGCACGATGACCGCCTCGCCGAAGCGCGCGCTTTCCTTCGAGTGGTCCGTCGCGACCTGCCCGAGAATGGGCAGCGTCGCCTGCAACGCCTTCAACGCCTCCTGGGCGATGACATTGGCGTTCGTGGTTCCGAGGGTATTGGGCATGGCTCTTTCCTTCCCTGTTGGGATTCGTGGTGTGGGTCAGTGCCTCAGCCGTTGCCGAGGATCTTGGTCCGGTTCTCCGAGTAGAAGCGCGCGCGCTCCACCGGGTCCTTGATCGCGTTGTACTGCGCGATGACGGGGTTGCCGCCCTGGGCGGTCAACGGTTCGACCCGCGGCGTGCGCTGGTCGAGAGGGACGGTGGACGGAAGCTTCTCGACCAGGGTCGAGAGCGTCGCGAGGTCCATGGCCCCGATCTGGTCGGTCGTCAGCGGGATCACCTTTCCGTCGCGCACGGCCTTGTCGGTGATGGCGTCGCGCTGCCGCTTCAGGTCCGCCGCCTTCACCCCGGCCAGGTCGGCCGTGAGCGTGACGAGCTTGCTTTCCATCCCCGACACCTTCGCCGCCATCGGCTCGGGAGCGGGCGTGGAGGTGACGGCCGCGATGGCCTTCGAGATGTCGGCGTCCGTCGCGGTCGTGGGGTCGAGCTTGAGCATCTTGCACAGCTCTGCTTTGTGGTCCATGGCTGCCTCCTGATTTCCGCTTCCAACGGAAAAGGGTACGAAGTGAAGATCGTCCACGTCACCCTGGCGGCAGAGCGCCACAGAGTGAACGAAGATGACCTCACCGTTTTCATCCGTCGCCGGCGCCGGCGACAGGTCTTGAAACTCCAGGGCGTTCTTCGCCCCGCTCGGCGTCCAACGCGACGGAGCGAGGAAGAGGCCCTCGCCACGCACGACCTCGACGGGGCCGAACGCGGCGACAGGCCGCGGCTCCGCAGATTCCTCGTAGGCTTTCGTCCCGGGGACGGTGTTGTGCTGGTAGTCCAGGGCGATCTCGCCGAAGCCGAACTTCGCCTGATTCGCGGCCAGCACCGCGAGAGTCTTCAGCCCAACCGTCGCCTTGCGGCCGGAGGCCGTCCGGTTCTCTCCCCAGCCCAGGACCTTCATGCGTTTGGGCAGCTCCGCGGCCGAAGCGAAAGCTTCGATGCGAAGGCCAAGCAGCAGGTCGAGGTTCGATTTCACGGGGCGCACGCTACACGCCGCGCGAAAACGATTCATGGAATAGTGGCACTTCTGTCGGGCGTGATGCGGGTCAGCGCCGAAGCATCGCCTGCAGCTTCGCCATCGCGGCCGAACGGATCCTGGCGGCGGCCGCCGGCGACATGTTCCCGCTTGCGTCGAACGGAAAGAACGGGCGCGCCGGAAGCCCAGGGTGATTCACCTGGCGAACCGGGTGCGACGCACCGGGCCAGAAGAGAGCCCGCTTGTTCTTCGCCCGGATCACGTGCGGGCGCGATCCAAACTGGTGTGCCCCCGCGTAGGGCCGGTCCGTACCCACCGTCACCGAGTTCCCATCCAGCGCCACGATCCGAGCCGAGCGCCACAGCAGGCCAGAGCGCTTCAAAAGCGGCCGGCCGTCCGAGGTCTTCTTTGGCGCCCAGGCTGAAGGCCGCAGGCTGGCGTCATTGAACGCGCGCTGCGTCACGCTCACGAGGGCAAGGCCCATCGCCTCAAGCACCGGGCGCTTGTTCGACACCTGCGCAGCCATCCGCTTCAGCTCCGGAGTAACGAGATCCCGCGTGATGGTGAGCGTCGGCTTCATCAAGTATCCCGCGTCTTCTTGCCGCCCTTTGGGTGGCGAAGATCCGAGCGCGCCACGCGCGCCTTGCTGCCGTCGTCAAGCAACACCTCAAGGCCATCTGCACCTCCGGGCCCGGAGATGACACCGCGGCGTACGGCGCCGCCGTCAAGGAAGACAACCTCGTCGCCGAACAGGGCGCGGCGTCGCAGAGGATCCGTCAGCTCATCGAACGCGGCGCGCGTCGGCTCCGGAGTTGGACGGGGAGCCGGAGCCGCGGCCTCGCGTTTGGCAGCCGCAGCCGGCTTCGGAGGGGCCGGAATATCCACACGCTTCGCCGGAGGCTGCGCGATCCGCTCCATGTGCCACCCCAACACGGTCGGCTTGCCGGGCACGTCCACCGTTTCCCCGGACAGCAGCTTGCGCAGAGCGGCCGCGGTTGGCTCGTCATACCTCTTCAGGACGTCCGCGATGGGGAGGTGCATGGACCCGGGGTCCCATCCGAAAGCGGTGCCCGGATCGTCCGCCTTCTCCTTCGGGCTGCGCACATCCACCGGGCGGCCGTCGCCCACGTCCAGCATGCCCGTTTGCTCCATCCGTTTCAGGACGGCATCCTGCGGAACCCAGCCCGCGGCCGAGCCCGATTCGGCCGCGGCGTACTCGCGGGCCTCGTCCGCCGTGACCGGCACCTTGTTGCAGCGGCAGCCCCAGTCCCACGGCGGCGAGTGGTCCTTCCAAAACGGGTGGCCCGCCGCAATGATGATGCCGTTCAGCGCCGCGTGACTCGGGCGCACGTGCCCGTCTCCGAACGTCATGTACATCCACAAGGGGAACGCGTCGCGCTGGCGGTCCATCACCTGGTGCTGGGCGGCAGCGTAGGCTTGGAACCCGTGCGTCCGCATCAGGAGCTCAGCCTTTCGCGCGGCGGCCCCCACCTGCTTTTGCCGCGCTTCCGGATCCGCAGTCTCGTCCACCAGGAACGGCGAGATCTCGCCGATGAGCTTCGCCTTCTGCGCGTCCCAATCCGCCCCCTGCGGAAGCTCCGCGATCAAGTCGCGGGCGCGTTGCAGAGTGTCCGCCGCCTCGATGCCGGCAACGGTGAACGCGCGCGCCTTCAGCTCCGGAGTCAGACGGTCGAACGCAGAGCGGCCCACCGCCGGCTTTCCGGAAATGAACTCCGCGGCTTGGGCGTGAGGAGTTGGTTCAAGCAGCATCTTCACCGGACGCCTCCGAGGTAACCGCGGTCTCCAGCAAAACGCGCACCGAGTAGTCGCGGCCGGCGTGCAGCGTGAATCCAACACGGCCCAGCACGAGCGCCGCCAGCGCGGCGAACAGCATCATGCAAACGAGATATGCCCGGTCATATAGGGTGCGCGGTGCGAGTTCGATGTTGTAGGTCTCGGGTCTCACAGCTTTGCCTTTCAAAAGGTCCGCCACGTGCTGGAACTGTCTAGATCGAGCTCCATCAGGTACGCAAGGAAGGCCATCGCGCCACGGTAGGAGAGATGCGTGACCGGATTACCCCCGTCCGTCTCGCGATAGATCGGGCTCCAGTACTTCACCAGGCCAAACAGGGACACGATCTTGACCTCCACCCGGAACTTGACCCCGTTCGTCGTGACTCGATAAACCGGCACCCGATTTTTCACAGCGACCTCCGGTAGGCTTCGCGGTTGCCGCGGCCAAGCTCCCAGAACTCCGGCTCCTCGGCGCACCGCTGCAGGTGATTGAACCATGAGTCGAGATTGAGGAGCGTAGTGTGCGGCGCAATCGGAATCACCTCGATGAACCCCGCGCGCCACAGCCGGCAGAAGGTCTTGAACTGGCCGCCGAGCCCGATGGACTCAAGCAGCTTCGAGTTGACCCGCGCCCAGGTCACGTTCTCCGGATTGAGCCGCCACGTGCCGTCTCCGGATGGCGTGGCCCTGCACATGACGACGTCCGGAGCGCGGCGCCCCGCCGGCGCCAGCGCGAACCTGCCCGGCGAGATCTCCACCATCTTCGCCTGCGGATCCCCCGGCCTCGGCGCCGCGGGCGCCCCGCCAGCCGGAGCGGCAGTCTTCACACCCGGCCTGCAAACCTTGCTGTGCATTTTCGGCATCTGTTCCCTCCTCAAACTCTCAGCAGCATCTGCTCTGCCACGGCCTTGGACTTCAACCCCTCGAACCGATCCCGCGCGTGTGCCGCCGGCACGCCGACGTAGAGGCCGTCCTTGCCGTCACGGCCCACACAATCGACCAGGCCCAGCACCGCCAGCTCCGACACGCGCGGCCGCACCGTCAACACGTCGCGGTTCATGGCGGCCGCCAGTGAGCGCGTCGTCCACGCGCCGCCGAACCGGAGCGCCGCCGCATGCACCTCGCGCCGGCCGCCCTCGACCCGCGCCTCGATGTCCGCCCAGTTGTCGTTGCGAATGTCGACGGGCTTCATGCGGCACCTTCCGCGTTGCCTTCGATGAGGCGCAGCGCGTCCTGGGCGCTGGCGCCCCGGAGCATGGCGGCCGCCTGGCTCGCCACCAGGGATGCGATGCCCTTCGGATCCGTCAGCTCGTTCAACTTCTGCTCTTCCATCTTCCGCGCCTGCCTCACGTGCGCCACGGCGCCCGAGTGGTGCAGGCAATCATTGCCCGCGCGCAGCTTGGCCAGCCGCGTCTCGACGGCACGCAACACCACGACCGCCGCCGCCACGACCGCCACGTGTTCCGTCACCGGGCACCGGTCAGCAGCCGCAGCGGTCGCCGGCTTCATGGCGCAGCCTCCGGGGCGGAGAGGCGGGCGCTCTGGGATCCGGCCATGGCCCTACGGATCTCGACGGCCTTGCCGCGTTGGTATCCCGACGTCATGGCGTCCGGGTCCCTCCGCTTCGGCCGCGCGAGGGCGAAGGTGTGCGTCGGGCCAATCTGCTCGGCGACGAAGTCATGGCGCTCTGCCGCGCGGTCGACCAGCGCGAGCGCTGTCGATGACCCCTCCGGAATCAGCTGCGCCTTGCTGGCGCGAAGCTTGGACGCCACCCCGTAGAAGAAGCCGTAGAGGAAATTGCGCCGGCGGTTCTCCGTGAACCGCCCGCGCAGCAAGGCACGCTGCTCGCGCACCAGCCTGTGCGCCGTCTCCGAAAGGAACTCCCACACGTACCTGGCGATCTCGATATCCTGCGGCAGCCCGACGAACTTCACGTTGCCTCGGCACCGCACAACCGAGACGTTGAAGAACGGGCCGAGCAGATTCGCCGCCAGCGACTTTTCGAGCGGAAGCCGCAGCCCGCACTCCACGGCCACAAGCACAATCTTCCGCTCGCCCTCGTCCAGATTCAGAGATTCGATTTCGATCTGATGCCGCGCCGCCAGCTCGAAGGCCAGCTCCACCGCCCGCTGCGCCTCGTGCTCGAAAGGCGATTGCCCAAGCCGAAGCAGCTTCCGGATCCGATCTTCGATTCTGGAGGTCGGCGGCGTCATTTGATCTCCGCCCCCGCCGCGCGCAGCGCGTCGACGAATGCTTGCCAGTCGGCAGTCAGGAAGCCCGAACCGTCTTCCGAAAGAAGGAACACGTCGGCGACACCAATCCGATCCAGCGATGGGGAGACAATGATCGAGTCCAGGAGTTTACTGCCGGGGTTATCGAGGAGGGACCGGCGCGGCTCATCGTCGAAGACAACGTCGATGGTCGATACGTTCCGCGGCCCGTTCATGGCTTCCGCCTCCGCACTTCGCGCCGCAGAGCCGCGAGCGACGCCGTCTCGGCCCACTCCATCAGCCCCTCCGGGTTGTGCGCGCCGTCGCGTGTGGATTCCAGCAGCTGGCCGATCAGCCCTCTCCGCTCATCGCGCCAGGCCTTCGCGGCCTTTGCGTCTTCGTGTTCATCGGCCCGTCCCCCGCCGTTCGCCCGGGAACCGCCTGCGGATTGCGGCAAAATCCCGATCTCCGCTTTTGCGGGTACAGAGCCGCGCCCGCCTCCCGAGGGCAGGTTCGGGCGTATACGCGTTCCGGACGGGTCAACACGGCGGCCCCAGGGGGATCGGGCCGTGGCGGGCGTCGGGGCGGAGGCCGAGTTCCGGTGGTCACAGGGCAGGCTAGGCTGCGTACAATCGCGCGTGGTTTCGTCCCGGAGGTGTATGCACCTCCAGAAGTACTGCCACCCGCACCGGTCGATCCGCCCGCCGCAGCGCGCGCGCTCGGCCTCAACCGCCTCCTGGTCGATCTTTAGCCCGAGGCTTGCCAGGTGCCCCGGCGAGTGCAGCGGCAGGGAGCACCACTTGCAGTCCTCCTGCCCGGCGCGTGCGGAGACGATCTCCCCGACGTGCCGGCCAAGGCGGCACAGCACCCGGCGGTGCCAGACGGCGCGCGCCACGAACGCGGCCAGGCCGATGAGGTTGGTAGGCTTCATGGCGTCACCAGTCCATTGCGCCGGCGTCCATGGACGCCACCGACCACAGCGCGGCCACGGCGATATCCAGCAGCTCGTGGCGTATTGCGTTTGCCCCGGCCTTCGACTGAATCTCGTGCACGAGTTCGGACCGTTCATCCTCCAGGACGCCCAGCGCCTCGTGGCTCGACACGAACGCGCGCGGCCCCTTCCGGTTCTCCACGTCGCGGAGGTGCAGCTGCAGGTCGAGGACAGCGGCGTTCACATTCTCCGCGGTCAACTCTGGACGGTTCATCCGCGTGCCCTCCGGGTGCCGCGCCGGGCGCTGGCCCGGTTGCGGAGCGTGTAAGTGAGACTCCAGAGCTGCCGGTCGGTGCAGTCCTCCAGGCTCGTCACCTTGTACTGCCGCCGCGCGATGGCCAGCGCGTAGTCCGTGGGGCGGTCGATGGCGCCGCGCGCCTGCTCGCATGTTCGCAGCAGCATGGCCATCGCCTGGCGGTGGCCGTTGGTGGCGGCGCGCTCGGCCCAGGCGTTGGCGACGTTGTCCCGTTCGCACAGGTGGGCGAAGTGGGCCATGAGGAGGGCATAGTCGCGCTGCGTGCAGGCGGTGAGGTGCTTCTTGCCGCAGGCGTTCCGCTGCTCTTCGTGCCGCCAGAGTTCGAGCGCTTCCCCTGGGGAAAGCGCCAGCGGGTCCCGCGCCTCGAACGCGTCGCCGTCGTAGTGCGGCCGGCATTCCATCGCCCACGCCTCGGACGCGGCCATGACGACGTTCTTCTTCTGGTCCTTCGAAAGCGGCGCGCCGGAGGCGCCGGCAATCGCCCGGTCGATGATCCTTGAATCGCTCATGCCCGGGCCTCCGAAGCGGGAGCACACGGAGACGCAGAGGGCGCAGAGGCCAAAGGAGCGCAGGCGCTGCACAGGTCGGCCTCGACCCAGTGACACGCCTCGCCGGTCTGCTTGTCCACGCAGGCGTGGTCCTCGGTGCACAGGCAGACGCGGCACCGGCGCTCGCCCTGCGCGGTGACGTCCACGACCCACGTGTCCGCCTTCCCGTAGCGCTTCATCTTCAGGACCGCGCCCTTGTTCAGCCGCGCGAGCTTCGTCGCGCAGCAAGCTGCCGCCTCCCGCGCGCCGCAGGTGCAGGACGCCGTCACGTTGTGCCCCTTCGCGCGGGCAATGTAGGTGCCGCCGTACTGGCGGACATTGATGATTGCGATCATGGTGCCAGCTCCCCGCCGATGGGTTCGACCTCGGGCGTCGGCCCCGGCGCCGGCAGCGGCGGCATGGGCGCCACGCTGCCGCCGAAGCGGATGGTGTGCGAGTAGCTCATCGGCCGCGTCGCGACCGGCGCGGTTCCGCGCCCGGCAATCACTCCGGCCATGACCAGGACGGAGCCGATGAGCGCGCACCCCAGAACGCGCCACTTGTTCAGCTCGCTGGTGACCTTGTCGTCCGCCAGGATCTCGTCGAGCTGGGTGCATATGCGGCGGCGCTCGTAGGCGCGGCCGGCCTCGTAGGCGGCGTTCACAGGCGTTCCCCTGGCAGCCTTCATGCCTGGCCTCCGTTCGCCCCGCACACGTCGGCGAGGTTGAGCAGGACGCGCGCGAACTTGCCGTCGCGGCTGGCGCGCTGCTCGACGCGCAGGAGGCTCTTGCCCCGCGCGGTATTGATGCTCTCGCGGATCAGGGTCATCGCCGCGGACCAATCGGCGTGGCCGATGTTGAGCCGCAGGAGCCCGAGGATCCGGGCGCGGGAGAGGAGCCCGTCGCTCGTCGGCCGGAAGGCCATCAGGACCAACTCGCGCAGGTCCGCGTCGACTCCGTCCGTCTTGGCCTCGATGAACTTCTCGATGCGCTCCTTGGCCTGCGCCAGGCGCTCGTCGAACTCCACGTTGTAGCGCGCCTCGATGCCGATCTGAATCAGGCGGTCGAACGATTGGAACTGGAGGTTGCCCTTCGGCCCGCCGAGCTTCCAGCCGCCTTCGGCCACTGTGTCGCGCAGCTCGTCGATGTCGGCCAGCGTCGCCGCGTAGCAGTCCACGATCCTCTCGCGCGTCTCCACAAACCGCCGCAGGATCCGGCGCGCGATCTTGTCCCGCTTCCGGTCATAGGGCTTCACGTAGCGCACCGGGATCTCCGCCCCGGTCCCGTCGGTCATCGTCTTCGTTTCCGTTGTCATTCTGTTCTGGCTCCTGTTCTCTTTCGTCTCCGTGCGAATCACGCCGGCTCGAACGCGCACGCGTTGCCGGGCACCGGCTGCATGTCGATGGTTTCGCGGGCCGGCGCGCCCCGCCACTGCTCAGGGGTGACGCGGGCCACCAGGCACGTCAGCGGCACACCGGTCTGCGTCTTCCCGCGCCACACGCGCACGGGCGTGTCGCCCAGCATCAGCACCTTGTCCGTAGGTTCGAGGGTGAGGGTCATCGCGCGCCCGCCTTCTTCGCCATGCGCTCGGGGCACAGCTGCAGCACGGCTTGCTCGACCATCTCCAGGCTGACGTCCTCGCCGGCTTCGTCGGCGTTGTCGGAGGCCATCTCGACGGCGTCCGCCAGGACGCGCAGGTTGCCGCCGCGCCGGAGCGCGTGGACGATGCGCTCGGCCATGGCGCGGACGGCCTCGCCGCCAATGCCGGTGGCGGCCTCGACGTAGGCGGCAACGTCCTCGGCGCGGACGCCGTCGATCCAGCCCAGGTTGACGGGCTTGATGCTGCGCCCGAAGAGCTGCTGCGCCTCGGCCATGGCGGAGGTGGAGGCGTTGACGAGCGCCTGGTAGCCGGTCGGGTAGCTGCCCAGGACGAAGCGGCTGCGCGTCTCGTCGATCAGGGCCTTGACGAGTTTGAGCATCATGACGCCGCCCTCGTGGACGTCGTCCACGAAGATCGTGAGCGGCGCGCCCTTGAGCTGCTGGAGCACGGCCTCGAACGTCGCGGCGCCGCCGGACATCTCCGGCGCGCCCACCGCGCGGGCCAGCGCCGTGGCGATCTTGGCGAGGCTGTCCTTCCAGCCCGGCACGGCGTGGAGGTAGGCGGTCTCCTCGATGTTCTGCGAGGCCAGGCGCGTCATCGTCCACGACTTGCCGCAGCCGGTGGGTGCGATGAGCCACGCGCAGCGCCTGTCGTTCCGGGCGCCGGCCAGCAGGTCGAAGACGCTCTCGCCGTAGCGGTAGATCGGGAGCGAGCCGTAGAACTCATCCGCGGCGGCGCCGGTATCCAGCTCCGTCACGAAGGCGGTCAGCTTCTTCTCCCACTTCCCCAGGGCGCGGCCAATCTCGGCCCAGCCGCGCGTCTTCAGCCGGTTCGTCCAGCTCTTCGGGCTTCCGAGGAAGCGGCGGTAGCGCCGGGCGAATCGGTCATCGGTCATCTTGAGCGCAGCCTGGTGCGCTTCGATCCGCGCGATCAGGCCGTTGACTCTGTTCTGCTGTTCTGTCATTTTGTCCTCGCTCTGTTCTTGTTCGTGAGGCCCGGTTGCCGCCGGGCCTTCTTCATTTCAGTCGCGGCGCATCAGCTCGACGATGGTGGAAAGTTCGCTGTCGCTGGTCTCTCCCATGCGGGCGCGATAGACGGCCTGTTCGATCCGCTCTTTCAGAGGCTTGAGCGCGCCTTCGACCTTCTTTTCCCACGCCTCAATGGGCGAGAGATTGCGCTCCGTCCACTCCGTCTCCACCTTCCACGCCGGGCGCGGCGTCCGTTTCTGGAACTGCTCGCGCTTCAACTGGTAGATGCGCTTCATCTCGTCGTGCGCGGCGTTGATCTGCCTCATCGTTGCCTGCTTCTTCTTCATCTTTCGCTCCTGTTCTCCGCGTCTCCGTGTTGCCCTATGCCTCCGCCAGTTCGGCGAAGGTCTTGAGCCTTCGCGCTGCCGGCAGCGGCGCCCCGGCGCGAAGCCCGCCGCGGCCGCCAAGCCGTGGCGTTTCGCGCTCTTCGCGACCTTCGCGTTGAAATTCAGGGGCGGGCCGGGGAGAAGCCCCGCGGCCGGTCGCAACGGCGGCGGGTAAAGACCCGGCCGCGCCCCCTTCAAACTCGATGCGTTCCACGCCACCAGGCCCGCGTGTCTCGCTCATGGCGACACCGCGCCGGCCTCCGGATCCTGCGGCGCGGTATTCCGTGCGGACGGCCTTGGCGATGGCCTTCTTGGCAGAGAGCGCCTCGGCCAGCCCGGCCGAATCGCGCTCGATGGCCCAGCCTTCGGCGGCGATGGGAAGCGGCGGCGGGTTCATGCAGCCGACTGTGCAGAGCAGGTCGCCGCCCTTGGCGAGCGCGGAGTCCCGGTCGAGGATGATGGCCGCGCGGATGATTGGCTCGAACGGGTCGAACAGGACGCGCACCTTCTCGCCCTCGAACGGCATCAGCTCCTCGTGCGCGAACGTGTAGGGCGTGGGGATACCGAGCGGGCAGGTGACGTTGCAGACGACCATCCCCCCGCGCCGGATGGTGACGACGTGGCTCTCCGGCGCCGCGAACGGCGCGAGGTCCGGCGAGAGTGACGGGCGCGGGTGGGCGGCCACGTCTGCGTCCCAGCGCTCAACTGGAATCCATGTGCCGTACTGCCGGCTCTCAAGCGGATCGTGGTCGAGGAATGAGACGCACGACTCGAACTCGCGCAGCAGCTCCTGGAGACCGGCGAAGTGCTTCCGTGGATCTTCGGCGCCGGAGCGGCAGCTGACGAGCAGCTCGTTCTCGCGCTGGTACTCGCCGCGGAATCGGCCGATCTGCCCGCGGTCGTAGACGGAGAGGTGCGTCCACGCGCGGTTCCACCAGTTCTCGATGAGCTTCATGTGCGGCCGGCCCTTGGCATCGATGATGCGGATGCCCGCGGCCTGGTGGAACGCGAGCGCCCGGCGGCTCTGCCAGGCGCCGCCTTCCAGGACGGCTTCGTCGGGCCGGCCCGTGTCCCGCGCGTCGCGGTACACGAGGCCCATCGCATCCGGATCCCGGTATGAGTCCCGCGGCCGAAGCGTGAAGGTCCAGGAGGTGATGCGGCCGGTGGCGTCGTCGTGCGCAACGAGCCACTGACCGCGGCCGCAGCGGACGCCGAACTTGTCGCTGCATCTGTCGCCGCCGTAGGGCCAGGGGTACCAGATGACTTGGTTCTGGCTGCCGTCGTCGTAACTCTTCCGCTCCCCTGCCCACAGGCGCCGCGAGCCGCCGCTTGCGAGCCGCGTGCCGCCGGGCACGTAGGGGCCGGCGAGCGCGGCCTCCCGCGGGTTGCGGTGATAGCGGAACGTGCTCGGCGAGATCTCCAGCTGCCGGCGCAGGCTGCGCGGGATGTAGTGCTTCGAGTTCATCCTGCGCCCGAGCACCGTGAGAGCCTCCGCCGACAGGCGCCGGCAGCCGGCGGCCGGTGCGGTGCGGTCCTCGAAGACCAGGCGCCTGACGGCGTGGCTCATGCTTCCGCGTTCGTCGGCGAGGTTGGTCTTGATGTACGTCTCGCGGATGGCCTGCACGTCCTCCGCGGACCACCTGCAGACGGGCGGGCGGCCGCTCGACTTGCCGCGGCCGAGGGCGGATCCGTCGCCGGCATCGAACCGCTCGCGGCGCTTCAGCCAACGCCACAGCGTGGGGACGGAAAGCCCCGTCGCCTGCGCGATCTCCGGCCAGTGCTGGCCGGAGGCGCGGCGCGCGCGGACGTCGTCCGTCAGGCTCAGCCCATCAATGCGGTCCGTGAGATCCGAGGTGGACGTTCGTAGTTTCATGGCGCTCAAGCGGTGCGGCCTGACTTCTTCCCCAGGCCGTGGAGTTCCTTCATGAGATCGGCCTGCTCGTGCGCGGGCCAGTGCCGCAGGATCGTGGAGACAGTCAGCGCGCGGACGGCGTCGGGCATCTGCGCCCACGGCAGGGCAAGGGCATCCACGGCCGCGCTGACGTCGTGGCCCTTCAGCGTGCCCCACTTCTTGAACGCGTTCCCCAACGTCGTTCCGGCCCGGACCACCATCACTCCGTAGGACGGCGCCGAGCGTTTGGTGCCCGTCGTTGACAGGCGCGAGCCCACGCCGGCATGCACGCGCGGGATCGAAAATTCGTCGTCGAGGATGGCCGTCGTGACCGCCTTCCACTGCGTGGGATCGCCACCGCACTTGGCCTCGATTTCGGCCAGCGTCGAGAAGTACTCCCGGGGCACTCCGTACCGGTCGGCCAAAGTGGCGAAAGTGGCAAATTCCTTGGATTCTCCCGATTGTGATTTATTCACATTCGGGGGCCGCGCACCCTTTTTGAGGTTCGCCAGGCTGCCATTCCGGACGCCACCTCGCGCCAGCATCGGGTGAGCCATGTAGAGGACCAGGACGCGGCCGGACGCGGTGAGGTTCCGGCGGGCGACGGCGGCGTCGCAAGCGAGCATCGCGGCGTCGTCGTCGGCGACGACTACGACGGGCACCGCTTCGAGGCCAATCTCCAGGGCGATCTTCAGGCGGTGGCGCCCATCGATGACGCGGTTCTCCGCGTCGGCCAAGAGCGGCTGGCGGATGCCCCTTCGCTCGATGCTCGCCTTCAGCGCCGCGTACTGGCGCAAGATGAGGTCGGGAACGGCGTGGGCTGCGGGGTGGACGGTCAGCGTCTTCGGGTCTACGTGGTGGTTCATTCTTCCTCCCTCAAATCGTGGCGCCGTGGCGCCGGCGCGTGCGCCCGCGAAATTGCAGACGGCCGGTGTAGCCGGGCCGAACGTGATGCGGCCAACGGCCGGGCTCATGCCGCGCCCCCCTTCGCCGCCCGCGCTTCGCGGATCCGGTGGGCCAGCTCGATCACGCGGCGCGCAGCCGTGCGGCGCTCCTCGATGTAGGCGCCCGGCAGCGTCAGGGCCAAGCGGTCACCGGCGGCGGCCTTGCCCCAGGTCGCGTAGCACACGATCCGGCGGCGCCCGTTGTAGGTCGGAAGTTGCTCCCCGCATCCGCACGGGCACTCGCGGCGGCCGGGCAACGAGTGCCCGATGGAATCCAGCGCAACGTCGTCCTCTTCATGCTCCGAGAGCGGCGTCATTGCCCAGCCTCCTGGCGGCCGACTCGCTCGTAGGCGCGGCGGAAGTAACCGTCCGGCCGGTCATCGCGCTCGCCTGTGAGGACGAAGTAGAGGTGCGTCCTGGTACAGCCCGCGGCTCGCGCGGCGCGGCAGATTCCAGGGAAGCGGTAGCGCGGATTCATGCGCCGGCCGAGCACGTCAAATTCTTCGCTTTTCACCGTGCGTTTCCCGTTCATGTTTCGTACCATGCCGCGAGAGTAACCAAGTCGCGTAACCACGTCAAGCGGTTTGGTTACTTTTTTTCTGCGATGAAACTGGATCCGGCAAAGGTCCGATACGCAAGGCGAAGGGCCGGGCTCAAGACCGCCCAGTTGGCCCGGAAACTTGGCGTTTCAAGACCCTATATCAGCATGCTGGAGACGGGCAAAAAGCCGTACCTCGACGACTCGCGGCTCGCCGATTTGCGCTCCGCGCTCGGGTGTAACCTAGCCGACTTGGTTACTCTCGAACGCCCGGGCGCTGGAGGCCCGCGCGATGGCCCCGCGCGAACATTGGACGTCCGAGTTGAACACGCCGCCGGATCGCCCGGCGGCGGAATCGCGTTGAAGGAAGACGGCGCGGACGCGTATGTGGCCGGGCCAAAGTCGCGCCGTGCGGAGCGCGCGGCCGTGTTGCTCGAACGGCTCAGGAAGTTGGAAGAGGAAACCGCGGGGATCCGCCGGGATCTCGCGGAGCTGTTGAGGAAGGAGGAGTAGGTGATCTATGGCAAAGAGAAATGGTTTCGGCCTGGTGGGATCGTTGGTCGTGGTCGGGGTGGTCTACGGCGTACTGGTCGCAAGCGAGCACCAGAGCTTTGCGTTACCAGCGGCCGCGGCCGTTGGGCTGCTGCTACTCCTGGCGTCGCGCCCGCGGAAATGCCAGGCGTGCGGCGGTGTCATTACAAAGGGTGCGATGAGGTGGAAGGTCAATGGACGGGCGCTCGTCGTCTGCCCGGCATGCAGCCGGCGGCTTCAGAGCAAAGCGAGCAAGGACGGACTGGATAAGCTCTTCGCGAAGCGCTGACCGTCCGAACCTTGGGAGCTCCGCGGAAAAGGGTGTCCGAAGGTTGGAAAGTCCAACGGCCAGAACCGCCGCTATTCCATGACCCTTCGGCGGGGCTGAGATAGGGTGCCGCTTTCATGCGCTGGGGGATGGATGCCCCCAACAACCCGGAGCCCCGGCGGGAGCAACCCCGCCGGGGTCTTCGTTTCTGCGGCGCCTGTCAGAAGCGCCACAACGGATAGAGCGGGCGGCGGCGCGCGGCTACCGTCGCGCGCATGAATCCAAGCCCTGACGCGGCAACGGTCCAGCAGGCTCTCCAGGTCTTCTACGTCATCGGCGGCCTCCTGGCGCTGCTGGGGATCGTGAAGGCGGTTCTCGATATCGTCTCTTTCTTCCGTCGCTCGCCGCCGATTGACCAGACGATTGCGGCGCTGGTGGGGGAGTTCAACAAGCAGCTGAATGACCGCGTCCTCATCCGCGATTTCAACAACTGCGAGGCGCGGCACACGCAACAACTCCGGGACGCGCAGGTGCGGTTCACGGCCGATATCCAGGCGATGGAGGAGCGCATCGACCGCCGTCTGGAGGGGCTTCACGGATCGCTCGTGGAACTCCGGAGGACGAGCATTCAGGCGACCCTCGATGTCATGAAGGACCTGGGCTACGTCCAAGGGTCGAAGGCGGACAAGCCGGAGTGACGCCGTGAACCCGCGCCCCATCCAGCGGAAGGCGGACGCACTCTTTCGCGGCGTCGAGCGGCGCCGGGTCGTCGCGTCATTCAAGGTCTTCAACGTCCCGCCGGAGGAGCAGGCGGAGATCCTGGAGGCCATCGACTCGCCGGCGTGGGATTGGTTTGCCGACTGCGACGGCTGCACCTGTGTCTCGGAATCCTACTGGCCGACGAAGTTCTTCCCGCCGTGCATGCGGCACGACTTCGATTGGTTCGTGGGGCACCCGGTGTGGGAGTCGAACCGCCGGTTCTACCGCCTGAGCCGCCGGTACCGCATGACCCGGATGCGGGCGGGCTGGCGCTTCGTGGGCGTCACTCTCGGTTGGTACGGCTTTTTCAAGTGGCGGCGGATGTGGATGCGGCGGGGAAAGAGCGAGGTCCGAGATCCGAGGGCCGAGGTCCGCCGGACTTCGGATTCCGCCGGAGGGAAGGCATGCGCGGATTGCGGGCGCGCGATCGACCCGAATGAGTTTCCGGGAGTGAACGAGGCCGGGCAGTGGCTCTGCACGGCGTGTGAGGAGAGGCAGGCGGAGGAGAGGCAACACAAAGACGCAGAGGCCGCAAAGGCCGGGCGCATGGGAGAACGGGAATGAAGAGCGAGATCCGAGGTCCGAGGTCCGAAGTCCGAGTCATCATCGTCGCGGCCTTCGCGGCCTTCGCGTTGAACGCCGGCGCCGGGGCGGCGGAGCGGCCGATTGTGCAGCCGGATTGCAGGGTGTCCGCAAACGGTGCGCGGAGCTTCGGGCTGAAGGTTGACCTTCTCTCCCTGGCCCAGGCGAAACGGCCGACGAAGCAGGTCTATGTCGAGGAGGCCGTCGCGCTGTGGCGCCCGGCGCCGGGGCAGGCGGTCGCGGCGAACGAAGCGCCGGGGACCGTGGCGGACGTGAACGCGGCCGTGAAAACGACCGAGCAGCAGCAGCCTATGACATGGGCACAGGTCGCGGGAGACCACGTAAGGCGCCACGCCGGCCGCTACATTGCTGGCGCCGTTGTCGCCGTCGCCGGAGGAGCCGGCTATGCCATCTACCAGGCGAACAAAGACGACGGGGGCGACGACAAGGCCGCCCCGGCCGAGCCCACGAACAAGGACAGCCAGAACTATCAGCCCGCCAACTCGCCCTCGGTCGGCTCCATCACGACCGGCGACAACTCGCCGGTGAATCTGACCATCAACGTCACGGCGATGCCCCCGGAGTAACGGCCATGAAGAAACTGCAATCGGACGCAGCCCTGCTGGCCGCGAAGGTTCTCTTCGCCGTGGCCGTCCTCACGACGGCGGTGGACATCTGGGCCGGCTGCGCCACGCACGCGCCGAAAGGCCGGATCGTACAGACCAACTACGACCGGCCCGCGTGCGAGGCCGCGCTCGCCCAGGCCGAGGCTATCACCGGCCTGCGGTATGCCGGCGACGGGATCCGCGTGACGGCGACCAAGGGCAACAAGCAGGTCGGCGCCGCGTGGACGAAGGACAACGTCGGCGCCAAGACGACCGGCGGCAAGGATCGCCAGTACATCAGTCTCTACACCGACCCGGCCGGCCGCGAGCAGCCAAGCGAGCTCCTGCACGAGATGGGCCATGCGGTCCTCTGGTCGCACGGCATCTACGGGCACCCGGCGAAGTACGCGCACCTGTTCTTGAACTGGCGGTGAGGCTGTGCGCTTCGCGGGTGCCATAGAAGACATCAAGCTCACGCTCCAGATCCTGAAGGCGAACTTTGGGGCGGTGGAGGTAGGGCGCCAGGATGGCGACGCGGAGGCGATGCGGGTGGAGATCGAGGCCCGGGAGGAAGCGGTTCGGATCTTGAAGGCCGCCGGCGGGGCGCCGGCGGGGAAGGAGCGGGGATGTTGACGCGAGTGCAGAAGACGATGCTGCGGGGGGCGGCGGTGAAGTTCCTGTGCGAGCGGAGCGTGCTGGCGTTTGAGCCGGAATCTGTGGCGCGGCTGCTGGGCGTGCGGCGGATGGTTGACTTCGAGGTGTCGGCCGACGACGCCCAGGAGGCGCTTGAATACCTGGCCGGCATTGGCGTCGCGCGGGAGATCCCGAACCGGCTCGGGGACACGGTGGCCTACAAGATCACCGAGGCGGGCATCGTCGCACACGGCCGCGGGGAGGTCTGACGCCATGCCGGAGGCCCGCAAAGGAAAGATTGCCAGGCTGCCGCTCTCGATTCGCCTGGAGGTGAACCGGCGGATGCAGGACGGGCAGAAGTACCCGACGCTGTGCCGCTGGCTGAACGCCCTCCCCGGGGCGGAGCGGGCGCTGTCGAAGGACTTCGCGCAGTGGGCGGTGACGCCGCAGAATCTTTCGGAGTGGCGGGCGGGGGGCTATGCCGACTGGCTTCGTGAGGAGGGCCGGGTGGAGAACGTCCGCCGGCTTTCGGATTATGCCTTCAGCCTGGCGAAGGCGGCGGGGGGCACGCTCGGCGAGGGGGCCGCGGCCGTCGCCGGCGGGAAGATCCTGGAGGCGCTGGAGGCGGCGGATGGGGAGGACGTGCTGAAGCTGACGGCGGCGCTGTCGAGCCTGAGGGGCGCGGACGCCTCGGTGATGACCGCGCGGACGGCCCACGCGAAGCTGGCGCAGAAGGACCGGGAACTGGCGCTGATGCGGGAGAAGTTCGAGCGGGACACGTGCGCGCTGTTCTTGAAGTGGTTCAAGGATGAGAAGGCGCGGTCGATTGCGGAGAGCCCGGCGTCGAATACGGAGAAGATCGCGGCGCTTCGGAAGACCTACTTCGAGGACGTGGACGCGTTGGAGAAGTCGGGGGGCGTGGTGTTGCCGCAATGATCGCGACGCAGAAATTCACCCGGCGGCTGTACCAGAATACAGCCCTGGTGGCGGCGCGGAAGACGCGCGTGCTCTACCTTTTCTGGACGCGGCGGGGCCGGAAGTCGACGACGCTGGGGGACATGGCGTTTGACGCGATGTCGCCGGAGCCGGGAAAGAGCGTGATCGCGGCGAGCGCCTCGCTGCTGGTGGGCTCGGAACTCGTGGGCATGGCGATGAATGCCGCCGAGCAGGCGATGCGGGTGCAGCAGGAGGCGGAGGCGCTGCGGGCGGCACTGCGGAATGCCACGGATGCGAAGGGCGGCGTGCAGCTGCAGATCGCGAACGCGGAGACGGGGCGCTCGTATAAGGGGATGGAGTCGGCGGACTATGTCGACCTGTACCGGTCGAAGCGCCTGGAGTTCCGGCTCTATTTCGACAAGACCGCCTATTCGCGGCTGATTGTGATTGCGCCGAACCCGGCGACGGCGCGGGGCTGGGGCGGCTGGGTCTTCCGTGACGAGCAGATGTTCACGTCGCCGGCGATGGAGGCGGAGCTTCAGACGGCGACGAACCCGATCATCGACACGGACCCGACGTTCCGGCTGATCTACGCGAGCAACCTGTGCGGCGATGACAGGCATCCGGGCTATGAGATGACGCTGCCGCGGGAGCCGCAGCAGTTCGCGCCGGATCCGGCGGGGCATTTCTACGTCTCGCAGACGGGAATCACGGTGCACCGGGTGGACCTGGCGGACGCCTACGCCGCGGGGCACACGCTGTTCGACAAGAAGTCGGGGAAGCCGGTCGCGCTGGGGACGGCGCTGTCGGGCCTGACTCCGAGTGAGCGGAAGCAGAACTACATGCTCATCCACGAGGCGAGCGGGACGGCGGTCGTTGACGCGCTGGCGCTGCACACGGCGCAGTCGCGGGGCGTGGGCCGGTGCGCGTTTGTCTATGTGGACACGGAGGGCGACTTCAGGAACGCGCTGGCGCATCTGCGGGCGAGCCTGCAGCCGGGCCTGGCGACGGGTATCGGCTTCGACGTGGCGACGACGACGTCGGAGAAGTCGAACCCGTCTTCTGTGACGGTGACGCAGCGGAGCGGGGTGGCGCTTTCGTCGGTGCTGACGGCGGTCTGGAAGACGCGGGATCCGAAGCTGGCGCGGGAACGGGTGCGGCGGGTCATCGAGACGTGCTCGGCTGCCGGAGCGCAGGCGCGGCGGCTGTGCATCGACGGGTCGAACGAGCTCTATTTCGCGGTGGAGACGCAGCGGGATCTGCGCGGGCTGGTGCCGATTCAAATCGTGAGGAACGGGGAGACGGTGGAGCCGACGCCGCCTGGCTACCAGTCGCCGCCGAACTTCAAGACTTTCCTGGGCGACCAGTACTGCGCGGAGATCAATGACGCGCACTATGCCATGCCGCCGGAGTCGTATCTGAAGAAGGACCACCGGAGCGTGGTGAAGGAGGCCGGGGCCTATGCCTGCGACGTGGACGCGGACGGCGGCCACGGGGACACGTTCGACTCGGGCAAGCTGGCGCAGTACGCGCTGACGGCGGGCGGCGGCGCCGCCGTTGCGCACGCGGCCGCGGTGGGCGGCGGGGCCGCACTGCGGGTTCGAAACCTTCCGTCTGCAACGGGGCCGATGAACGGCCTGATGGTGTGAGGAACCTATGATCCTTCAAGAGCGGATCCGGAAGTGGGCGGCGGAGCGGCTGACGCGGGCGGCCGCGTTTGTGCATAGCGTGGGGGAGCCGCCGTCTGTCGCGCCGTATCTGGACGTGGACCGGGTGGCGCGGATCTTCGCGATGGCGGAGGGGGGCGCGACGGAGGAGCTGTTCACTCTGTACCGGGACATGATGATTTCGGACAGCCACTCGCAGTCGGAGTGGGCGAAGCGGAAGCTGGCGGTGATCGGGAAGGCGACGTCGGTGCTTCCTTATAACGAGGAGGACGCGGCGGATGTGGCGGCGGCGGATTTCATCCGGGGCCAGGTGGAGGGCTGCCGGAACTGGCTGTTTGGGAACGGGCATCTCCTGGACGGGACGTTGTATCCGGTGGCGGTGGCGGAGAAGGTCTTTCAGGCGACGGGCTCGGGGTTCGCGTTGCGGGAGATTGTTCCGGTGCCGCACCGGCTGCTGGATTTCACGTCGGGCTCGCTGCGGATCCGGGAGGTGGACGCGCGGGGGTATGTGACGAGC